ATTGCTAGTAAGGGAACGATTATTATATGTCGATAAAATGTCATTCTGTGTACCTATATGTGTCAAGTGTTTATATAGTATACACAAAAAGGTATCCGAAGTCAATAAAAAAATGCCCAAATCTTGTGAAATGGGCATTTTAGTTTTGAGTCGTCTCTCAGAGGAAATGTTGTTACTAATTTATTTAATAAGTTAGTTGACCTATTGAGTGAACCATGATCCAAGTAGTTGTTACGAATAACATTACTTCACCAAAGGTCTCACAATTAGGACAGTATTGCTTCATGCTAAAGATTGTTTTCAATGTTGTCTCCGTGTGTGTATTGCAAGGTTGTATTTTCAATGTACCTAAAAAAGGATTTTAGTATTACGTAAAAAATACTACTATGTAGGACCCTCCTACAATGACTATTTATGCCTCGTTTTCAGAACTTGTATTTTTAGTAGTCAATACCTTTTTGGGCTACTCGTTCACCATTTGTATCGAATGCACAAGTGTCACACCAGCTCCAATCATCATGGTTACAGTTGCCCTCGACTCTACGTTGTGCTTCTTTTTTTGCTTTGCTGGCATTCATTGCTTTGACCCAGCCATCTGAATTATCTTGCCATCTTTTATCGTTAGTCATTTTTAGAATCCAAATATTCTCTTAAGTTCCCATGTAAGGTAATCATCATTGCTGTCTTGTGATCATAAACTCTAATGAAAGGTTCTCCTTTCTTCCCTCTTACTTTATGAACACCTAAATAATAAGGGCATGTAATTTTTTTAATGATTTCTTGTACAAAGGCTTCTGGAGCAATGATTCTTTTTTTGTGCATTGTTTTAGGTTTGAGACCTAATTCAAAATCATAGTATTCGATCTTTGCTAAGTCAAATAGTTGTAAGCCGTCTTCACTAAGTCTTAATCCTTGTCCACCTCGGCCAGTTAACCACATTTTAAATATAGTATCATCTAATGAACTTGTTGGAAGATATCCATCTGGGATTTCTGTTAAGATGGCTAATGTGATTTCTTTTTTAGTCTTAGGAAATTTCATCCGGATATACTGTGCGTCCGGTGCTTAGGAATACAACAGTAAACATGTCAGTTTTGAATTGAGCATTTAATTTACGACATAAATTTCTTGCATGACCTGGATTAGAAAAACTTGTCTTTTTATATTTTGGAGCGGCATCTCCATTCAAATAATGTGAAGATTTTAAGTTAATAGGTTGGTCATCATAGTACACAGCCCAAATGCCTGATGCTTCAATAATCTGATCACACTTGTATGTTTCTTTATCTACATACTCTAGGATAACATGTGGCTGGCTTCTACTCACTTAAAATTTCCGCCTTTAACTTGTACATCAATTGTTTCTTCATTGTCTTTTTCCTTTTGTAACTCATGCAAATCTGTTAACAATATAACCAATTCGTCTCTTAGACCTCTGGCATTATCAATAGTAAGAACTACGTTTGTACTAGCCTTACTTTCCCCCAATGATACTTTGTTTACAAAATCTTTTATATGTAACATAATATGCTTATATATTTATCAGATTTTTTGCTTCTTCTTTAGTTTTAAAAGGACCTTTATATGGATATCGTTGAATAAAGATGTATTTTGGGCAAAAAATGACTTGTTCTACTCCATTATGTTCAACAACAAAATAGCCTGCGGCATGAAAACACTTAGACTTTTTAGTTTTCGTAAACACATGTAATCCACGTTTGACATCGAATACAGAGTTGTAAGTCCTCGCAGTAGTAGGATACTCTGGGTAAGGAGTCTCTACTTTAGCAACAGATTCTTTTGGTGCTACAAATTTAATATTAGTTTTCTTTTGAATCTTTTTGATAGACTCAAATTCAAACACTTCGTTTTGCAAAGTAACATTAAATGTTCCTACATTGTTAGCATATACATTGCCCACTTTACGTTTGCCGTCAGTTAAAATCCAAAACTCGTCATCTTTGATAGGCTTTGCGGTTAGTTCTACATCTAATATCATTTTCTCTCCATTAAGTTCATAAACATATATATTGTTTGGTCCCATTATATTACCTTTTCTACTAAATTGCCTGTATAAGGTGTGTTCAACCATTTAGAATAAACGTCTGCTTGATCACTGATTCTGTTAAGTTCATACTTCCCGCAGAATCTCATAAAATGTACACCTACTTGTGCCACTTCTTTCTTTTGATTTACGCCGTCTTTCACTATGTCATCAGTCGCATTTCTAAACTCAATTGGTTGTGCTGTAAGATCAATCAAAGTACGATTGCGTTCATAATCATCACGTACTCTGTGTTCGACTTCATTATGATCAGTCCAACGTTGCAACATGATGTTATTCCAATTGAATCCACCTTTATCTTTATCAGCAAATGCTTCTATCAGACCTGTCTTGTTCTTAGTACCCTTCTTACGCACACCTGGATATGCACTAAACACATTATCACTAGTGTCACCACGCATACATTTCTCAAACAATAGATACTGAGGGTCTTCTAATGTTTTATGTTCGTCAGTCTTCTTGTCAATGACTGGACGACCTCTATCATCAAAATAACCGTCAATCGTAATCAACTGCTTGTTGACACCGTTGTACATATGAACAGACTCTGATAACAATTGTAGATAGTCAGTGTCAGTTGAGATGATGATATGCTCATCGTCAGGGTGTAGTGCGGCGAAACGTGCAATGCAATCATCAGCCTCAGCATTCGGATCACGTAAGACTGTTACGTTAGTTTTTTCAGATAAGAATGTAATCAATGATTGATAAGTCTCCCAAAACATTTCACTTTCTTCAATTTCTGCTTCAGTCAAGTCTTGTTCTTTGACTTTACGATTTGCTTTGTATGGAGTATAAAACTCTTTACGCCATGAACGACCTTCTAAACAAAAGACTACATGATCAACACCATAGTTACGAACTGCTTGATTAACTGATCCTAAAGTCAGATGCAATGCCATACCTATTTTTTCCCATGTATCTGCGTTGCGTGATGCAACATGCTTTGCACGGAAAAAGGCATTCATTGTGTCTATAAGGGCATATTTCATTTAAAGTCTCTTATTTATCATTTAATAAGATACTATTATACGCAATATATACGCATATTGCAAGCCTTTATGGGTAAAAAGGGTAAATTAAAGTTGAAAACGCAGAGATGCTTCTATTTTACCATCAGTAAGATGATTAAAGTTATGATCTAATCTTGGTTGCAGTTCTGTTAATGCTTCATACCACCATTCATCACTCATAAAACATAATCTTTCAATTTCATTAGCAATAGCAATTGATCTATCTTCATCATTTTCTATTAAATCGTATGTTTCATTGATATAAGGAGAAAATGTTTTATATCCTTGTTCACGTAAAACTTTTAAAGATCCAGGCATAGCATATAATATAAATGGCATTTTTGCTAAATGAAATTTGTGAGTCTTTTCAGTAAATGTTATACAATCTAAATAAAGAGTATCATGGGTAACTGGATAACTATATTCTGGAGTAGACTCTACTCTATCATGGAAGAATTTTGTTTCAGTAATAATAGCAAAATAACATTTTGCACAATGTTCTTTAGTGTCTTCTCCTAAAGCCATGTAAGAATCATATTTTGCACTATCATCAGTAATCCATCTAGGTTTTCCTAAAGGCTTTAATGATTGTACTAATTCTTTATGATTAACTAATGCTTGAAACACATCAATTCCCGTTTTTGGATAATATGTGTTTGTTATAGGATTATCAGAATTTCTGTATTGGTCTACTATGTTCTCAAATTTGTCTTCACGTGCCTGGTCATTTGGCAAATCATGTCCCATATTAATTGACATTAACCCGTAAGAGTGTAAATTTTTCTTAATAATTGATCCTACATTGTAGGTGCGATTTAATTTAGGATGGTTGTTATAAAATAAAAATTTATACGGCTTAATGGTTGGAACAGAATTTAAATCTGTTATAGATTGTTGTTCTTCTTCTGTGTTATATATGTATTCTGAGGCTGTTAATACTTCAAAATTATTAGTACAATAAATGGCCATGTTTGGAAACAAATCATATGTTTTATGAATTTCTTTTGCGTATCTTAAATTCCTAGAATGAGGAGCCGCCGCCCATATTTGAGCAAAATGCAAACCTACATCTGTTTTTTCTGTACTGTTATTTTTTAAAAATTTAAATGACATATATTGAAATATGTCAGACCAAAATTTCATTTCATAAAACGTAAATCCTTCTGATTTCATTTTAAAAACAAATTTGTTTTTTCTTCTTTTTTGTGCTAGGTCCCAAACATAATGTCCTACATATTCTACGCATTTCTGATACAGAGGATCACCTACCCATGAACGTAAAGGACCGATAGTATCTGGAATAGATTTATTTCGGCCAGGGCATATACAAAATATTTTGTTATTGCCCATAACTCTAATGACTTCGTAATATTCATTTATAGGAAAATCATTATCTGCTTCCGTATGAAAACAATCCAATAATTGATCAGTCGGACATTTTTTTAACATAAAGATTTATTCTGATAAAGGAGGAATATATGCTTGTACTCCCAAGTCTTTTGTAGGTTCCACAAATCCTTCTGCTTGTGCAACTTCTTGGTTATTAAAGAACTTATGCATTTCTTCTATTAGAAATGCTCTAGCCTCAGGATTAGATAAATCCATTCTGCGTTCATTAATAAGTGTAGTTTGATGTGATTTCCAAGCATCAAAAGCCTTTTGAGATACAGTTTCTAGTAACTCTTTGCCTGCAGGACCTGGTAAAGGGGGAAATGTCATTGCTGGCAATTCTTCTTGGTACTTCTTACAAAAGACTATAGTTTCCATTAGTCAATCATCCAAAACATCCAAATAATCATAGGGTACAATCCCCAAATTAGATATTCTACTCTTTTAAATTGCTTTTGACCTTTTTCACTTATATCATACATATTAACTTACCTCTGATCTTCCATCGCCTAAATCTGTACTAGTAACAACTCTCATTTCAGCACCAGTAATTGGATCCACATCTTTTCTATTATAAGGATCTGCTTGTTCTTGTTCGTAAACTTCTAATGCAATGTTACGACATACTTGCTGGAACCATCTGTCAACAATTTTCTCATCGTTATCATCGTCTTTTTCTTTGTAACCTGCTTTAATAAGATTCAATACAAACTTATCATTCCAGTCCATTTCAAATGCACCGTTATTAATATCTGCAGGAT